CCTGGTAAGGTGATGGCGGTTGGCACTGTTGGTGGTGAGTTTATTGTCTCAGGGTCCACCACTCAAGCGGCGCTGACACCGACAAACGTCAGGGTGGTCAGGGAAGGAACGAGAGGATCGGCAAACCATCGTCCTATCCGGATTGATAACGTCGTTCTCTTTATCCAGCGGCAGACACGGAAAGTCCGTGAGTTTGTTTTCCAGTTCGAGAGCGACAGTTATCTTTCTCCAGACCTGACTATTCTCTCAGATCAGGTAGCAAAAGGCGGGATCAGTGATCTTGCTTATCAGCAGGAGCTCTCGACTATCGTCTGGGGAATCAGGAATGACGGTGCCTTGGTCGGCATGACCTATCTCCGCGATCAGCAGGTCGTAGCCTGGCACCGGCATTTTATCGCCGGGTCGTTTGGGGCGGCGACAACGCATGGTGTCGTCGAGTCGCTGGGTGTTGTTCCCGGCACAGGTGAGGACGAACTCTGGATGATCGTAAAACGAACGATAAATTCGGTGACGCGCCGTTATGTTGAATTTATGGAAAACCAGTTTGATCCTGATGAGGGCGAGACGAAATCCGATGCCTTTTTTGTTGACTCCGGCCTGACGCTGAATCTTCCCGTTACAATCTCAGGAGCGAGTGAGGGCAACCCAGGCATCATCACGGCTACTGCTCACGGGTTTTCCGATGGCGATCTGATCGATATCTCAGGTGTTGTCGGCATGACGGAACTGAACGGGAACCGTTACCGCGCCATCGAGGTTGCGACGAACACCTTCGAGATTATGGCTGGACTTGGTAAGCCGGTTTCTGGAGTGACCAGAGCTAACCCAGGATCCGTTACGGCTGTTGGTCATGGGTTCTCAACAGGGAACGAGGTCGGGTTCCTGTCAGTCGGCGGGATGACGGATCTCAACGGGAACGGCTACACAATCACCGTGGTTGACGCTGATACTTTCACTATCGGCGTCGATAGTTCAGCGTTTTCAGTTTATACCAGTGGTGGGCTCGTTTATTTGAATACAGACACCTCTGGGTTCACGACCTACGTTTCGGGCGGGGTGGCGCGCAAGGCAGAAGCAACCCTGTCTGGTCTTGATCACCTGGAAGGCGAGAGCGTCGATACTCTGGGTGACGGAAGTGTTTACATGGAGAAAACGGTTTCTTCTGGTACTGTCTCCGGTTTCTCGCCAGAGACCGGCATTGCTCATACTGGCCTCGGATACACGTCTATCGTCAAGACTTTGCGGCCAGAGGCGGGTGCAAATGTTGGAACTGGAACTGCCCAGGGTTTGACTAAGCGTGTCTTTGAGGCAATTATCAGGGTGGTCGATACTCTCGGTCTCAAAGTTGGCCCCAGCGCAACGGAACTGGATGAAATCAATTTCCGAACAGGCTCGGACCCAACCGATAGTTCGCCGCCGCTATTCACTGGCGACAAGAAAATCAAGTTTAGGGCTGGGTGGGGCACGGCTGGTCAAATGGTAATCCAGCAAGACCAGCCCTTGCCGATGCACATTATTGCCGTTATCAAGCGGCTGGTCACAAGCGGAGGATAGTTGATGTGCAATCCCACGGCCATAGCCATTGGACAGATGGCGATGACTGCTATTGGCGGCATGATGCAAATGCAGGCGCAAAAGGCGCAGGCTCAGTTCCAGGCTGCACAGATGCAGCAGCAGGCCAAGATTGCTGAGTATAACCGCACCGTGGCGGAAAACGACGCTATAGCTGCGATGCAATGGGCCGAAGTTGAGGCCGACGCAGTGGACTACAGGAAAAGGCGGGTAGCTGCTGAGGCCCAGACTCTCTTTGCGAAGGGGGGCGTTGTTATCAACCAAGACACGCCGCTGAAAATCGCAGAGGATATTGAACTGGCTGGAGTTGAGGACCGACTAAAAGTTCTTTATGCCGGTGAGCAAAAAGCTGCGGCGGCACGGTCACGCGGCTATGGTTACACGCTCCAGGCCCAGAATTATGAGATGTCTGCTAGAAATGCTATCGAGTCGGGTAAACTGGCGCAGTACAGCACCACGATAAAGACTGGTAAGTCTTTGTTGGACGCATACCCCACCTAGCATACCAGAGGATTGTTATAGCTTATGCCAAAAATTCAACTATACGAACGCGCAGTCTCCATTCCTGACAGGGCGGGAGGTGAGATTTCGGTTCAGCCAGTTCAGGATTTTGGGAAGTTCGAGCAGCTATCAGAGATCGGTAAGAGTGTCCAAAAGATCGGCGCCAGGCTAGGAAAGTCCCTGGCTCAACGGGAACTGGCTGCTGCAAGGCAGTCTGCGACGTTGAGAACAAATCTTCTTGTAAAACAACTGACGGAAGAACCAGATCCCACTTCGGTAAGTAGAACACAAAAGAGATCATTGCCCATAATGGAGGGTGGACTCATTGTGGCGGAGGAAAAGGGCTCTCTTTACGAGCCTGGGGCGGCGTTGGCAGCTTGGGGGGTGGAATCCCAAGCCATCAAAGACGATATACTCCAGGGTCTTGGGTGGGATTTGACTGTTAGGGATAACTTTGAGGTCACTTGGGCTGAACTCTCCACTAAGGCTCAAGTAGCCATCCACACAAAACTTCTCAAGCGGATGCGCTCAGATCAACTCGGTAGTTTGTGGGGTGAGCTGAACAATTATATAAAAATGGCGGGAACGGCAGATGCGGCAGGGCGCGCTGATATAATTGTTTCGGGAGAGATGTCAATTGACGGTGCTGTTCAACACAATTTGCTGATGCCCGAGGATGGGGCCAAAGAGAAAATCAAGTTCAGAAAGAGCGTCGCCAAAGCTGGTATTGATAATTATATCCGGAGAGCCGGAGGTGATGAAAAGGACAAATACAAGCTCAGTCAATTGCTAGATAATATGGAGGAGGATGACATTCCTGCTGGGGAGTTCGGTGAGATAGCTGAATACTGGGGTATGCTTGATGGAACAGAGAAGTTGGCTTTGCAAAACAAGGTTGCTACGAAATTGGAGACCCTGCTGAATATCGACGATAAAATAGACATAAGAAATGCTGCCCGCATAAAACGAAACCAGGGCCAGAAACTAGGCGAAATGCTGAAACAAATAATACTTGATAAAATAAAAGCAACGGAAGATCTAACAGGTGATCCTCCTGATGGGGAGGATCCGGTGGCTGCTGGGGAAGGACCGCTAACCCAGATGGTTGCTATTGAAGCGTTGGAGAGCGGTCAAATAAATCAGGAGGGATATAATAAGATTGTTGCTGCCCTCTCAGGTATTGATCCCCCCGGCGGCGATGATGGTGCGTTTGTAGTAGAAATGATAAAGGAAATCTCTGCGGCCGAGAGCAAAGAGGACTTAGATGAAATTATTGGAAGGGCTCTCGCAGAGGTCAACCCAACAGGGAAGTTGACTCTAGCCACGTACGGCAATTTTGTAAACATGGCCGCCGCAGCTGTGGCAAAGACTCCGATGGAAAGAAACAAGAAAAGTTATCGGGCGGCACTTATTTCGATTCTTGGTGAAAAGGGTCTGTTCGCAATCTTTGGAGGAGAAGAAGCGCGTAGTGCTACGGTGCTGTTGCAGTTTGAGACTTCGCTTCAAGAAGGAGTTGATCCAGAGGTTGCTTTTCAGAACGCTGTAAATACCTTCTCTGATATTGTGATTGTTGATCTCAACAAATTTCCACGACCACTTCTCGGACCAAGTAAACCCTTGGGAGAATACGATCTTGATGATGTCACAGAGACGATTAAAAAAACACAGGAAAAATTTGAGGGCAGGGCAGGAACGCTCGTAATTCAGATGCGGCTTCTCAGGGCTCTCGAAGCTTTTTTGATCAAGAAGGGGAAGGCTCCTCCGGCACAGGAGAATGTGAAACCCACAGATGCTGAACAACTAGATAAGCTACGCGATCGCCGATAAAATGGTTGAACCTAGTCCTATTGCTGCTGCCGCCGCCAAAAAACAACCCTTGGTGACAGGAAATGCTGTCGGTGAGATGGAGTCGGCTCCATTGGAACTGGAGGAGAGTAGTCCTTCTCTTGGAGAACTGGAGGGAACTCCGGAGCCTTCTCCGGATGATGTCGTGCTTGGTCAGGATGTTCCCGAAGCTCCCGAAGCTCCCGAAGTTCCCGTCGAAGCTCCCGAAGTTCCCAAGGCTGACAGTTTTCCCAAGAGCCCGGAAACGTTCCGGATAGTCGAAGTTCCGGTCCGCCAATATCAAGAGTCAGTGGTTCCCGAAGCTCA